TGCATCATAATCAATCTCCTTTAAAACAGGGGCCGAAGCCCCGAGACCAATTAGACCTGTGAAGATGTTTGGTACATTGTGCCGTCGGAGTTACGCACAACATAGTTCACCACCAACACGCCAGCGCCGTTATCAGAAGCGCCTTGTGCCACTGTGTATGTCAACAACTTATCAGTTGCGCCAGTGTTGGCCCACAATGTGGCCACAGCGTCAGAAGCCACAGGAGCAAACGTTACCAGACCTGCATCGGTCACAGTTGTTGCACCAGTGATAGCGGTGCCAGCCAAAGACAAAGTGATTGTCGTAGCCGCGCCAAAAGCATCAGTGGTAATGAATTGCAAACTCACAATGCGTGAGCCAGCGGGAAGACAGAATGCGGTAGTGGCATCGGCGTCGTTGTAAGCAACAGCTTTGTCTTGAGAGACGATAGTTGCGCCGGTGTTACGTGTAGTAGCAGCGTCTGTGCCAGTTGTGTAACGTGTTGTACCAAGCAGCCAAGGGCCAAGGTGAGTAGCGATTCCCATGATAGGTTCCTTACATACAAGTGAAGTGCATCAATCGGTATGTCGTCAGCCGGGACTGTTTGATGCACCGGAAAGCCCGGAGTGAAGACAATATACACCAAAAGAAAAAGGGGCACAAGGCCCCTTTTTCTCAATCATTAAGCACCGGGTGAACCGAAGATGCCCAAAGGATCAGAAACGCCGAAGCTATAACGCTCGCGAGACTTGTAACGGGCATTGCCTGTATCGAAGTCAGCGTCCATGCTGTTCTGCAATGGAGTACGAACGAAGTGCTTCAAGCCGTTAGGCACGTCAGTCATCAGGAACCAAGCATTGGTGTCGGTCAAGTAGTGGTTAATTGCATAACCACCGGCGACAGAACCGTTGTTCTTGATTGCGTTGATGTCGTTGTCGGTTGTGCCAACACGCAGTTCAGTTTCCAACAAGCGGGTTGCAACGAATTGCAGGCTTGGGGGAACAATCAACTTAGTGGGCTTGGCTGCGATCAACAAACCGCGCTCGTCTGTCCAACCAGCGATTTGAATAACGGCGGCTTCCAAGGAAGTCTCGTTCAAATCAGCAGCGACTGTAGGACGATTGCTGTTGGTGCCACCAGAAACCAAGGGGTGATCTGTTGCGCACAGAACTTTACCGTCACCGTATGTGGGGTTACCAGAGCCGGTGAAGGCGGTGTTCAAGATTGCAGCAGCTTTAACTTGCTTGGTGTAAGCCATAGCGCGGGCCAAAGCCTTTGTATAGCGGGCTGACAAAGAGTCATACAAGTTATCTTCGATAGCCTCTTCAGTCAAGCTGAAGCCCATCGCGATAGTCTCGTGTGTGTAACGAGCAGTCCATGCTTCTTGTGCATTGTCATAGCTGATGGCAGAGCCCTCATTCTTGACAGGAGCGGCAGAGAAGCCAGATAACTTGGTTTCTTCTTCGAAGGAACGCTCAGAAGTTTCGGATTCGAAGATTTCTTTGTGCTCTTCGCCGTACTTCTTATACTCCAAACCGAACAATGCGTTCAGACCGGGGAGCAGTTCCTTCAGTAGTTGTGCGCGTGAAATAGCCATGTTATGACTCCTTAAACACCAGTGGTGTCAGTGTATTGGTGCAAGTTGAACTTGACCAAAAATTCAAAATAAGTCGTAGCGGCTACGTTAGCAGCGCCATTGGCTGTATCAGGCACAACGTCAACGACACGAATTGGCAATGTTGCTGTTGCACTAGCAGAAGCGCCGTCGATGCCGTAGAAGGAATCGCCAGTGATTGTTGAGCCAGTGTTGACAGACAAAGCAATGTTGCTACCCACCAAGGCGCGTGAGTACGCAACAGGGGTAGTGTTTTGGCCAGTTGTAGCCACAACTTTGAACACTGCATTGGGATCGTCCACAACAAAGCCAAAGGCCAATTGTGTAGATGTAGAGATAGCAGCAGGGTAATACTGACCGTTCGTAAATTGACCTTGTGAGTTAATGTACGAGCAACCAACCAACACACCAACGCTGTCGCCAGAGTTAGAAGTGGTATTAGCAATCAAGTAACCATCAGTGTTGATAGCAACAGTGTCACCATTGAAGATTGCAGTGGCGTAGCCAGCGGCGATTGGGATTTGACGGATCGCTCCGGCGTAGGGCAGTCCGTCCAGTCGATTGACCGGCTTCAGACCATACGTCTTAGAAATGGTAGGGTATGCCATTTATGACTCCTAAAATTAAGTGCCTTTGCCAAAAGTCACCTTCGTTGTTCGCTCGTTGAAGAGCGGCATACGAGGATCGTTTTCGCGCATGAGATTGTGGTCTACCGAGCGCATTTGAGACGCAGCTTGGTCTTGGAAGAACCCGTTGCGGTCTAGTACCATCTCGGAAGGGGTTTTGCAAAGCATCAAACCACCGATAACGACATTGTCTTTGAAGCGATCATTCTCGACTCCAGCAACAAAAATCTCGGGGTGATCAACTGCCTTAACGGGCTCCCAGCCCTCTCGGAGTTTCAGGGACACATTCATAGCATCTAACTCGCCACGTGTGCTGATTCGAACCCAATGAAAGTCATAGCCCGCCTCCGGATTGGGGGTAGGTAAGGTATCTGGACGAATCCAATTACGCTTACGAGCCGTTTGTTCACGAGTTTCCAGTTCACGATTTAGTCTGTTTTCAGCCATTTTGTTTCCTTATTTCCAATGCAACCTGTTTGGCGTAGTCTTCTAAAGACACTCCGAGTTTCTTTGCTAGTGCAACCTGCGTGCGGGTCAGCGTAATCTTTTTAGGGGCGACGCTTCGTGTAGCCGGTGCAACAACATTCGCCTTACGGCGAGGCTCTTCAGTCTCTAGGTCGTTGCTCTCGTCAGTAAACTGCTCTGGGAACAACTGTCGCATACGAGAGTTGATCTTCTCGTAGTAATCGTCAGATTGCGGGTTGACGCCCTGTTTGACAAGTTTTTGGTGCAACCCCAGCGCAAAACTTGTCATCTCATCGTCTTCTCCAAACCACTTATTCTTGGCTTGCCAAGCTGTAGCCCGAGTGTCAACAGACGGTTCTGGGGTGTTGTATGCAGTTTGTACATCAGAATTATCTTCCTGTAAAGGGGGTAATTTGATGTTTTTTACGCGATCTGCTTTAAGTGTGGCATTTGTAAGCGCTTCTTGTGCATCTACAAGGGCTTTTGAGTCCCCTGCTTCGTACGCACGTTTGTACTTGCTTTTTGCACTAAGAAGTTCTTGTTCAACCTGTTTTTTAGCCTGTTCAAGCAAAACCTCTTGGTTTTTATTGACGGTGCCCTTGAGTTGCTTGTTTTCTTCAACAAGTTGCTGGGCATAGCGCAGTGCCTCCTGACGCTCACGTTCTGCAGATTCAGCGGCGCGACGTTGGTCGTGGAAACCTTTACTGAAGTGTTGCAAACGCTTCTTGACGCGCTCGGAGTATTGCTCCATCTCGTCGTCGGTCAACTCCATAGGAGCCTTGGACTTTTGTTTGCCACGATCGTCTTCAGAGCGATCGTCAATTACTTCAATGTCTAAGTCAGACTCTTCCTTCTCAGCCCTTTCGGGCTTGGCAGGCTTGTCTTCCTTCAAAGGGTCTGATCGACCCTCGATGGTAATTTCAAAATCACCATTGTCTTTTTCCTTTACGCCCTTGTCAGCGGCTTCCGCTTTGTCGGGATCAGGAAATTCAAACTGTACTGGTTGGAATGCCATAGTTCACTCCTTAAGCACGCGTTACGCCACGCGGATCGGCAACGACAGCATCAATTGAATCGTCGTTCATGAGACGGTACTCAACACCACCAACACGGACACGGGTGCCAGAGTTAGCGCGGAAGATCACGTAGTCACCAACTTTGCACCATGGCCCATTTGGGTAACGGTCTTTGTCGGAGTACGCTTGTTCTCCCATATCGAGTACCAAACCAGTCACAGTCATGAGCATTTCCTCATGTATTGTTTTCTGGGCTTTGATGATTCCCATATCACCAATTGTTTCCTCAACTTGAGGCAGGGCTATTAGCAACTTGTAACCAACGGGTTTTGGAAGTTGTTGTTCCAATTCTTCGTCAGTAACAGCGTCTTGAACTTCAATTGTCATCGTCTTCATCCATTTGAGAACGCAAAAGGTCTTGAGTTGTTTGGATGGCAAGTTGGAGACCTCGAATCCTACCTACCACTTCCCGGTATTCGGAGAAGTCTTTAGCCCCTCCGTTTGCCAGAAACTGTGTTGCAGAGAGCACATCCTCTGCGTATTTTGCGATCAGCACGTCATAGACGGTTTTGGCCATGGATTACTCCTTGCTGCCCGGCACTTTGGGCTGTTGTTGTGGTGTTGCTAACACCTTCAATGCGTCGAGGCGGAGGCGCTCTTTGGCTTGGTCTTGCTGGGCTTCTACCCGCATGCCTTCCTTCATCGCTTCAATCTCGACGCGGTCTTTATCCAACTGCAATTTCTGTCCTGCAATCTGGACGTCTGCTTGGTCTTTTGCGGCCTTGCGAGACACTTCCATCTCTTGAATCTTGACCTTGGCCTGCTCCAGTTGGAACATCGGGTCTTGCGCTTGTTGTTGCGCCTGCTGCTGCGCGGCTTGTTGCTGGTGAGCCTGTGCAACTTGTTTGCCTGCGTCTGCAACGAGACGTGCAAGCTGAACCTCCATGTCTTCTGGCAACTGCTCGTCTGGTGGAGGTAGTGGCACACCAAGGCGCTCTTCGATCTGCTTGCGGTATGAGAAGCCCAAGTGCTCGGCGATGTGTGCTTGCAGTGAAGCCATGATCTGCTGTGCCATGGGGTTCTGTCCAATTGTTCCTGCAATCATTGGGTCTTGCATGAACGACGTATGCGTTGCAATGTGTGCATCGTGATCTTGGTAGATGAACGCCTTGATCGGTTTGCCAATGAGTGCTGACATGTTCTCGGACACGGGGTCACGTGGCTTCTGATCATCAGACATTGGGATGATCTTGTCAGCGTTCTTGATGCCCAGCACTTCAAGCATCTGACGATGCAAGTATGGCAAGTCATAAATCTGCGGAGCCTTCTCCGACATCTGGAATGCCGCTTGGTACTGCACGACTCGCTGCGCCATTGTTGACGCGTTGGGATCAGACACAGGGATGACATCCACTGTCTTGTAGTCACTGCGGCGTGCGCGTGGGGGGCCTTGCTCTGGCTCGAATGTGTAATCTTCCGGCGCGTAGTCGGCGATGATTTCTTTGAGCAGCTTGAACTCTAACTTCATCGCGTAGTGCACGCGTGCTTGTACAGCGGCCATCGGTTTCAATGTGCGCTCAAGCAGTGCAAGTGTTGTACCCACAGGTGCGTTAGCGGACATGTCGCTGATGTTCATGTCGCTGATCGCGCCAAGGCGTCGACCTTCTTCTGTAATACGTTGCAGTAACGCAAGCAGTGTCTGGCTAGGCTCCTTGTATGGGAGCATCATGATGTTGTCTTTGATTGCCCCTGACGGCACGTCCACATCACGGAACTCTCCCGGTGCGATCGGTGTGTCGTCACCTTTCACGCGCAGGCCACGTGCCTTCAAGCCACCGGGCAAGTTAGACAGTGTTCCTGCATCAACAAGTTGACGAATAATTGCGGTTCCGGCGCGTGCGTAGCCACCAATGATGTGGATCAAACCCAAGCCATAGAAGCCAAACCCGGGCACATATACATAGTGCACGAAGTGGTCACGCTTGCGAGTTAACTCATCATCTGGCTCCCAGTTGCGACGCACAGCAAGAACTTCTTGCGTACCGCGCTCAATAGTCACCACGTATGGTTTTGCTAAGTCGTCTTCTTCGTCGTCGACGCCATCAATGCACAAGTGCGCATGAATCTCAAGCAAGGTGTAACGCTCGTCGTTAGTCAGCGTGTAGCCACCCTCCTCGGCTTTTTTCTTCTCAATATCTGTGTGGAACGCAACAGGCTCACCCAAGTCCTTCTTACAGTAAAACCCGCTTGCCATCAAGCGATCCATCTCGTTCTTAGTTTTACGCATCACGTGTGTAACACGCTCGGCCTGCTCGATGTTTGATGCGCCGTAAGGCACGATAACATCTTCTGCTGGGATGTAAATCGCCACTTGACGACCCATCGATGGATCGTAGTACACCTTTTTGAACGCTGAACCTGCAAGACCCAATGAGTACAGCATGCGCTCATGCTCTGGGCGGTACTCCACCATGACGTCTGTCAACTGGTAGTTCATGTCTTCCTTGACACGATTAGCCGCTTCTTCCTTCTCCTTAGTCACCTTGCCAATGATCTTAGTCTTGACAGGGCCAGCAGGTGGGAATGTTTCACTCATCGTCTCGGCTTGGAAGCGGATTGCCGCTTCAGCCAATACTGTGGAATACACACCACACGCATCATCCCAAGGCTCGGTGCGCTCCTCGTAGCGGAAGCCCAGCACCTCAAGACCTTTGACGAATGTATCTGACCACTCTTTACGTGAGGATGTGTCGGTGTCCACCAACTCAATCAGGTCGCTTGCCAGCGTTGCAAGTGCGCCCTCATCCATGTACTCGGCCAAGTTGTCACTGAACTCGCCCTCACCATCTTCAGCGTCGTCAGGCACAAGTGTAATCTCCACACTGCCATCATCCAGAGTCACCATGTCAGGATTGACAATGTCAATCTCTAGCGCGTTCTCTTCAGCCTCGCCTAACTCGTCGATGCCCTGCGGAGCAGCGTAGAGACCCTTGTCCATATTTGTTGCCATGATCTATCCTCAGTAATAACCGCCACGACGACGTGACTTAAAGTATTTAATTTCCTCGGGCTCGTCAGACGGCAGTCTGATAAACCCACCCTGACGGAATCTCATGAGTGCCATCACTGTAGAGTCCACCAAGTCATCGTTGCTCATGAACGGAAATCCTGCGATCTCCTCCACAACTTCCTCAGCCCAGCGGGTCTGCGGTACCCAGCACAGTTTAGATGCCACGATGTCTGCCACGGAGTTTAACCGCGCTAACTTATCCCCGCTACCCCTGTGCGGGGTGTACTCCCCCACGGGCATACCCATGCGGCGCAGTTCTTGATAGAGCGCAGTCCCCGAGGACTTCTTCTCCACGATGAACGCATCTGGCTCCCAATCCTTGTATTCCTCAAGTGCTAACTTTTTAAGGTCTGGGAACTCAAGGCGCTTCTTGATTGAGTTTAGGAGGATGATGTGGTGGCACCCTTCTTCCTCGTTAAAGAACACTCCCCACGTTGTAAGCGCTGTGTAGTCGGCGCGGTTATGGCTCTCGGCTGCCGCGTCCAGACTCATGATCACGTACTCGCATCGGGGCGGGTCATCTTTTTCCCAGATGTTCCACCATTCACGCTTGACAACTGACGCTTCCTCTGAGGTGGGGTTTTGCTGGTACTGGGCGTTCCACTGGAACGTAGGCATCGAAGCCTTTGTTCTGTACAGCGCTTTAAGGTCAAAGAATTCTGGCCACAGGGGTTTCTCGTTGTCCGTCCCCGAGTTAAAGATAGCGGGAAACTCGACCACTTCGTACTGGTCTGCATCCTCGTTCTTACCCATGTCCCCCGTGACGCGGCCTGTCAGATCGTTTTGATGCCATCTTGTTTGGATGATGGCGACTCGTCCTCCGGGCATAAGACGAGTACGTGCTCCGTATGTAAACCATTCGTACGCTTTATCAAACACGTCGAAGTTTCCATTGATGATGTCCTGCTCATTATGAGGATCGTCGACAAGCAAGAGATCAGCACCACGGCCAGCCAGAGCAGAACCGACACCACAGGCGAAGTACTCTCCACCCATGTTTGTATTCCACCGTCCAGCGGATTTGCTGTCAACTGCAAGGGTGACTGTTGGAAAGATTTGTTTGTATCTGTCATCGTCAATGATGTTTCTAACTTTACGGCCAAAGTCCACAGCAAGGTCTGTGGTGTGCGACACCATCAGCACTTTCTTATTAGGGTATTTACCTATGAACCATGCGGGGAAATAAATGGAGACAAGTTGTGATTTGCCGTGACGGGGTGGCATGTTCACGCATACCCTGTCCTTTTTACCCTCAGCAATATCCATAAGTAAGTCAGCCAGTATGCGGTGATGCTTACCCACCTTGTAGTCTGGCTGCATGTGCTTACAGAACTCAATCAGGTCGTCATAACACGCACGGGCAGTCTTGCGGCTGTCCAAAATGTCCGCGATTTTATCAATTTCTGCCTGTTCTTCAGGCGAATACGAGTCCAAGTTATCCAGCATCAGCCGGATTTCCTCTTCCGTAAAATCTAAAGTGTCAACTTGGGTCAACATCGTCGTCAAAAGTGGTGTTTTCGTCCAAAATTTCGGCTTTTTCTGCAGTTTTTGGTGCTTCTAGCCCCAATTCTGCGTCCACATCGATGACGTCGCCGTTTAGTACGACTTCAGCGTCCTGAATTTCAGGCTGGGCAACCAATCTTTGCAGTTTTGCACGCAGTTTTAGGCGTAATTCGTCCGTAGTCTGGTGCGTAATCGTGATTTCTGTCCTGTCGGTGAACAATCCAACGTCTGAAATCTTACCCAAAAGTTCTAATGCACGGATTCTGATGCGTGGGTCAGGGTTGATTGACTCCTCAATCAGTCTATTGGTCACTGTGTGACGCAACTCAACCGCATGGTTGACCACTGCACGGCCATACTCGTCGAGGTATGCACGGACATTCTGCAAGGAAGCAGGCGTCATCGCCGATGTATTAGCGTTATTGGCTTTTTGCGACGTTGCTTGCGGGTTGACCGCATAGGCCGAAGTTAGCGCAGCGGCAACTTCTTTGTCTTCAGATGTTTCTGGGGGAATCTCTAAGCCATGGTCTTGCAGCAGTTCCATCGAACGACACGCAGCCTCGGCCCGCTCCCGCAGGTCGACATACGCCATGTCAGGCGTAATCTCAATACCCAGTTCGGGCATCAATTCAAGTTCCATATTGTTCGCAAGTCTTAGTGACCGATGCACCAGTATACACATAGAACAAAATTTTTTGCAAGGGGGTACTTAAAAACATGACGGGGGGTGTTTCCTATAAAAACGTACCCACCCGGGGAAACGTACCTGTAACAACACAGGGGGTGGCATGTTATGGTGTGATACGTCACGTCGGCTTTGCTGCAGAGTTAAGGTAATTGCCTGCCGATTTAGTAAGGTAGGCAACGCCCGATTTGGTTTGGCTGGGAATCGTTCGTCTGTATTAGTAACCCTATGACAGCCACGGGACTCCTAACCATACAGCGGGGGGTGCCCCATGGGTGGGTCATGCCATAACCCGATTCGGCGCGTTAACCCCTCCCACAATGTTAGGCGGTGCCTAACAAAACAATATGATTTGATATGAATCGATACGTTTGCCCTTGACATGACAAGTCATCAGGCGTACAGTTCAGTCATCGGTTAAGCAATGCGGACATAAGAAGCGCGCTGACCCGATACTGTCTCGAAAGGACACAAAATGAAAGCAGTTAAACTTTCCCAGTCGGCTATCACCGACACCGTCAACGTCTTGAAAGCAGAAGGTGTGCTTGAAAAGAAGTGGGTGAAAGTGGCAGACGGCCTGCGCGCTGAAGGCGTGACAAGCGAAATGCTTGAGGGTGACGAGGAATTCCGCAAGTACTTCAAGACTGAAGTTGTTTTGCTGTCGTTCACTAAGATTGAGCAGAGCATCATGTCTCTGCCCAATACGGCCATGAGCGACGAGCAGAAGGTAACGAAACGTTGGGTTATCCAACAGACGGGTTCACGCCTTTCACGTGTTATCAAGCACGTTAAAAAGGCGGAACTGGAGGAAACAATGACAGACGCTGAAAGAGGCGCGAAGAAGGTTTCTGACATGGCAACGCGCCTCAAGCGCGATCTGACAAGTTGGATCGACAAGGTCGAGAAAGCTGAAGCGGTTACGTTCAGCGCGACTGAGATGGTCAAGTACTTGAAAAGCGCTAGCGCTTTGATCAAGTGATCTAAGCCCCCGCAAGGGGGTTTCCAAGCCCCCGCAAGGGGGCTTTCTTTTAACTTGAAGGAAATGAAATGCAATTAGACCTTGTCGATGAAATGCAATGGGAAGATGTTGTTGAATTCGAAACCTTGGAAGAAGCGGGGTTAGAGGAATCAAGGGACGATGAACCCACACACGGACACTACTTATCATGTGAGGGTAGTATTTATTCTTACACTGATTGGTTTTATGATAATGATTCAAGCGCTTTCAGCGCCTTGTAATTCAAGCCCCGCCCTAAAAAGCGGGGCTTTTTTTGTCCTTATTTTTTCTTATTTTCAACCTTGTTAGGCATTGCCTAACAAAGTGATGCCAGTTTCTACAGTAGCGTGGCGTGGCGTGGCGTGGCGTGGAGCATGCACCCTGCGAAGTTCCTGTGTGTTGCGTGATTCACCAAACCTGGATCGGTGGCGTTGTTAGGCGACGCCTAACAAAGTGATGCCAGTTTCTACAGTAGCGTTGAGTGCGACACAGTTCGAAAGTTCGGTTTGTGTAAAGTTCTAATGTAACTTTTTAGTGTGTTGTGTAAAGTTCGTTTTATTTAAATTCCTGCGTTGTTATGGTGTGTTTGAAAGTTCTTTTTTTGGCATAAAGTTCTTATAAAGTTCTTATAAAGTTCGCACTACCCGCGTACTTTATATTTTCGTGGCAGATCATTGTTAGGCACTGCATAACAGATTGTTTCATGCCTATGCAATAGTGTGTTATCTTATCTAATCTTAATAGTTTTATAAAGTTCTTTTTAGGGTCGGGTAGTCCGAAGGGTAAATTTATTTTTCCTCAAAAACTTTTTGGAAAGTTCGTGTTTGAGCGAGGGGGCACAAGCAAATTGGGGGGGGGGGGGTATATGCGACCCTACAATAAACAACCAAACTCTTT